TATTTGACGCTAGACTAGAGTAATTACCAGGTCTTCTGTAAGGCACTATTGACATAGATGGTCAATTTAAAAATAATCAAATTATTCCGTCGGGACACAATAATTCGTATTTAAAAATGTCCGTATGGGACATAGGGGGTAGTGCCCGTTGGCACAGGCACAGTCACACTGGGTAATAATAAAACCAGTGTGCCAGTTAAAAAACCTCAAAATGTCCAAGTCCAGAAATTTCACCTTCACTATCAATAATCCCTCGGTGGCGGATGACCTCGAATTAGAATTACTGAAGGGTCATGTCAAGTACTTCATTTACGGTCGAGAAAGAGGAGAGTTGGGAACTCCACACTATCAAGGCTACGTTCAATTCAAACATCCCGTACGATGTTCAAGATTATCAAGTCTACTCTCTAGGGCCCATGTCGAAGTTGCTAAGGGTAACGCTAAGCAAAACTTCGACTACTGCACCAAAGATGGAGACTTTGAAGAGTATGGAGAAAGACCCTTATTGGGAAAGGGTGTTGACAAAAAACAACAATGGAGGGATATCATCAAACTCGCGGAAGAAGGGGAAATCGAAAAAATTAAAGAGGATTATCCCCACGTCTATTTCCTCCACCACAAAAAAATATTGGACCTCCGACGACGAAGCACTGGCATCATCGATGGAGAACTTGACAATGAATGGTGGGTGGGACCAACAGGAACTGGAAAATCACGAAGACTATGGGCGTTATTTCCCGAGCATTATTCCAAATCCCTAAATAAATGGTGGGATGGTTATAAAGATGAAGATGTTGTGGCTATTGAAGAAATGAACCCTGAAGCTGGGAAATGGATGGGATCATTTATTAAAATATGGGCTGATCGTTATCCTTTTTCACCTGAAGTCAAAGGTTCACATATTAACAAAATCCGACCAAAAAAAATTATCGTTTTATCCAACTATACTCCTGATCAATGTTTTCCTAATACTGAAGATTTACTACCTATTAGGCGTAGATTTAAGGTCATAACTTTTAACAGTCTTAATTAAGAGTGAATATATTATCATTCTTATGTTAGTAAGCGTCCTTCGGACGCATGAAAAAAATATTGTCATGTTCCCGTTATCTTCTGTGTCCGCACATCGGCGCAACCGCCTCAGCGGCGGGTTGTTGCGCCAGGATGTGCTACCGTTAATTGTTACTTCCTACAGTGTAAGAGGTTCCTAGTAATCTCTCACGAGGCTCATTAAATCCTTCAACCTTATAAGAGTACTTTCTTGTAAGACCAATATCCAATTTCAAACGATAGTTGTTCAAAGCTGATCCTTGCGTTAATCCAGGAACAAGCTTATAAATCAAATAATAAACCTTAGTCCAACCAGGTTTAGAAAATCCTTCTTCTTTAGTTAAATCACCATAGCGACATACGCGACGCTTTGGGTCACGAGCTTGCCAAGTAATTGTTTGGCCATTTGGAATAAAAAATTTTGTCTTTTTAGTAATCTTTATTCCAGTTCTTCCCATTTGAGGCCCCAACTCAAATGGAGTACATCCACGATCCGCAATACTGATTCCAGTACCAGTTCCACCAATATCAGGATCGTCATATCGATTCAAAGCAGTTGTTACACTTGCAAAAATGCTTGAATTATCACTTGTCAATTTACGAATATACATCTCATAAACATCCAACTCAACAGCAGCTTCTGGGGCTGCTGCATATGTATTCAACAACGGATTTCCAGGATCAATTACAGTTAATTGATCTGTTGTGTTTCTAATTGTAATATCCATTACAGCACTCTGAAACAGAATCTTACTATTTTGTGCAATAGTATCACCTGCGGCGGCAGTAGGGTTTCCTTCATTTTCCAATCCACCAATTGCACATAAATCATTCAAATATCCAATTGTATCATTTTTCAATGTATACAATCCCAAAGTTAAAGTACTCTGATTAGCACTAGTGTTACTTTGAGTAATTTTGTCATTAATCAAAACAGTTCTTGTACCCAAGTCCTTGTCCGCTACCGCGTGAACTTTCTTAACAAAACGAACCCAAGGTCGTTTCTTATACTTAGGCATTCGTTTACGCCTATAAATGCTTCGCATATCAGCATTTGTTCCGCCAAGAACACCTGCTGAGGATCTAGTAGAACTGCGTTGCATAGTCCTAGCTCTTCCTCCTGCACGGCGTTGACGTCGAGCTGATTGAGCACTTCTCATTGCATTTCTAGTCTGAGCAGAATTGAGAGGTCGTCCGCTAAACATACGACGCACCATATTTGACGCTAGACTAGAGTAATTACCAGGTCTTCTGTAAGGCACTATTGACATAGATGGTCAATTTAAAAATAATCAAATTATTCCGTCGGGACACAATAATTCGTATTTAAAAATGTC